GATATGTCGCCAAGCTCGAAGCGGGCGCGGCTGATGGACGGCGTCGTTATCTCTGCGGGTTCGTAGGTGAAGGTCAATGCTGCCATTTACTCCACCTTCTCTCTCTTGGCCTTGCTGGCCGCCGGGGTCTTGGGAGTCTCGGAAACCTCGACTTCCTGGATGGTCCCGTACTTGATCAGCGCCGGGGCGCGGGCCGGGTCGACGGCCTCCGTCGGGATTGTTTCGCCGATGATGTACCTCTTGCCGCCGAAGCTGCACGGCTTGGCCGCGATGTATTTCTTCATGGGGGTGTACCTCCTTTCCTCAAAAAATCAAAAGCACCGTTAGATGCCCTTTGCGCCGTCGGTCCGCATGGTCTGTCGGGCATAGTAGTGTCGCCCCTTTTGCAGCCGGGTTAAGGACGGCGAGGGCATCGCCCATGCGCAGGAGGTGATGACAAAGCCGCGGGCGGGGCGGGTCCTGGCTGCTCCCGCCTCGTCCGCAGCGTGACGGATGGCGCATGCGGCTGCCCTTATAGAGCGGTGCGGGTGCTGGCTGGATGCCAACGGCCCATGCCGTCTATGACATGGGCCGTTGTCGGTCTGTCGCCTTAAGCGCAGCAATCCTTGAGGAAGTAGCCCAGCTCGTCGCAGACCTTCTTGGGGGTGCTGGACATGAGGCCCTCGATGAACTCGGTGTGGGTGCCCTTCTCGCCCTCGAACTGGTCGAAGGCCAGGTAGCTGCCGTTGCCCAGCATATCCCAGGCCAGGGTGTAGCCGGCGGACGGCTCGTCGATGGCGGGAGTGGGGTTGGCGTAGGCCAGCAGCGCGGCCTTGGAATCGCAGACGAAGTCCATGTCGGTCACGCCCAGAGCGCCCTTGTTGTAGGTGCTGTTCAGCACGACGACGCGCTCGATCTCCAGCAGCTGGGCGATGACGTTCGCGTTGACCGTCGCGGGGTTCGCGGTGGAGCCGGAATACTTCACGCGGTCCAGCAGGTCGGGGTTGTTCTTCAGTGCCTCGTAGGCTTCGACGCCCAGGGCCAGCACGTTGGGCAGCCGGCGACCTTCCTTCTGCATCTGACGGCGCAGACCGCCGAAGAAGGAAACGGGGTCGAAGTTGGCGTTGTCAAACTGCCAGAACTCGCCGGTGCCGGGGGTGGTGGACTTGCCCGCGTACTCGGTGTTCCAGACGCCGGTCTTGAAGTAGCCGTTGGCGAAGATGATGTCCTGGTGGAGCTTCATCTGCTCGGTGGCCATGCGGACCTTCGCGCGGCGAGGGTCGTTGATGCCGGGGGTGTTGGCCCGCTGGTAGTCCAGCGTCTTGATCTGGTCCAGGCCGATCAGCACCTGGTCGACCTCGCAGGTGTAGGTGTCGGTGTCGTGGCCGAAGACCATCGGCGCGACCTTCCCGAACTCGGGCTTCCTGCGCACGTTGTCGCGGGCCAGGTCGCCCTTGTCGAACTTGTAGTAGTTGCCGACGCTGGTCGGGACGGGCAGGATGGGGAAGATGAACGGGGACACAAACCAGTCGTCCGGCTGGAAGTGCGCCACGCTCATGTTGGTCAGGTAGAAGTTGGGCTTCCAGCCCTTCGCGATCTGATTGGCGATCGCTTCATTGGTCATGGCATTCCTCATGTCGGTTTTTCTCCTTTCTTCGCGGCGCGATTAAGCGGAAGGCGCGATCAGCGTCCGCATGATGTAGACCTCGCAGGGCTTGTCCTTCGCCGCGTCGCCAATGGCAACGGCCAGCACCTGCTTGCCGGCGGTGGCCTTTTTCAGAGTGCCGTCGGTGTGGGCCATCAGCAGGTCGCCGCGCTTCACGGTTTCGCCGACGATGGCAAGGCAGCCGTCCTTGACCTGCAGGTCGATGCCGCCGCCCGCGGCCACGTCGTCGGTGTTCGCCAGCGCGATGCCCACGGCGAAGTCGCCGGAGGCCGCGGGCAGGATGACCTTGCCGCTGGCGTTGAAAGCAAAGGCTTTCATGGCCGGGGCGGTCAGCGCGGCGTTAGCCTCGCCGTGAATGACGGGGCTGTCGTTGTAGGAATGATTGATGTACGCCATGTTTCTCTCTCCTCTCTCCCGTCCGGCTTATCAGCCGCGGGACTTTTCATACTGCTCGAGCAGCTCGGGGTGCTGCATGCACGCCTGGTCGATGGCGTCGGCCCAGGTCATGCCCGCCTTGGACTTCTGGATCTCCGTGGCGGCGGTTTCGATCTTCGCCCAGGCATCGTCGCCGTTGGTGGCGGTGCCGCGCTTGCCGATCTCAGCGAAGGTGCCGGACTTCTCCACGGCGTTGACCGCTTCGTCCATGCCGGCGATGTACTGCGCGTAAGCCTCGGGGCTGGTGGCCTTGAGGGACTTCATCACGGGCAGCAGGTCCTCGACCTTCTTGCCCAGGATGGTGTAGCGCTTGGCGATCTCGGTCAGCTCGCGCTCCTCGGCGGCTTCCTTGAACTTGCGCAGCTCCTCCAGCTCGGTCTTCATGCCCTTCACGACCTCATCGGTAGCGCTGGGCTGCTGGGCGGTGGTAGCCGGGTCGGTGTTGGTGGCGGGGTCGGCCTCCGGGGTGCCGTAACGCTTGGCGAAGTCTTCGAACTGCGCCCGCTCCTCGGGGGTCATGGCATCGGTGTTGAACTTCATGTCAGTTGCTCCTTTCGTGACGGTGTCGGGGGCCTCGCCCTCCGTTTCACCCGTCGGTTCGTTGGTGGGTGCGGGGGCATTGTCGCCCTCGGTCGGCTGCTGGCCGGGGTCGCCGGCTTCGCCGTTGCTCTTGGCGATGATGGCGTCGATTTCGTCGCGCATCTGCACCAGGGCGTCGGCGCTCTTGGCGATGGTGGCGTTCGCCAGCTTCGCGGACGACCAGCTTCCCGCATAGTTGGAAAGCGCGGAGGCGAACTCGGAGGCGCTGGTCTTCAGCAGCGTTTCCTTTTCGCTGTCGCTCTTGTCAGTGTCAAAGAGAATCGAGCGGATGCTGTCGGCCATCGCGTAAAGCGCCGGCCAGACCTCTTTGTCCATCACGTTGTCGTAGTCCCGGACAGCCTCTGCCTCTCTGAACGTGTGGGCGTCCTTCACCACGGGCTTGAACATCTCCATGAAGGCGTCGGTCATCCTCTTGATGATTCCGTTCGCCTGGGCCTCGGTGATGGCCTCGGGGTTCGCCTGGGCATCGCCCTCTGGCGCTCCGTCTTTTCTCTTTGCGAATCGGATGTGCGCGTCGGGGTTCGCGCCCTCATCCACGAGGGCGACCCGCTTGATGCGCAGCCCCTTCAGCTTTGTGGCCATGGGTGGTGTACCTCCTCGTTTATACTTTCTCCCGCACGGCTTCGCCCTCAATCGAGAACATCCTGTAGGTGCCGTCCTTTACCTTCGCCCAGACGTCGTCGTCCGTGACGAGGAATCCGACCCACCAGCCGTGGGGAATCGTGCCCGCGGGGATATTCAGCAGCGCCAGCTTTTCCTCGGTGAAGACCATACTCTCCACGAGGATGGCGATGTCGAATCCTCCGCGTTCGTGCATCTCGCTGCCCTCCCGGTATAGCTGCACGAACTTGTAGGCGGCCTGTTCCAGCTCGGGCATCTCCACGATGTCCTCCTGCCAATCCACGACCGTCTCCCCGTCGGCGCGTTCGGCAACGGAGGCCCAGCCAAACACCAGCCGTTGTTCGTCGTCTGACTTCGCTATCTTGAAGTTGCAGCGCAGCTCGCCCTCGCAGGGCGTGTTCCCCTCCGCAGGGTCTGCCCGTGGCTGCTGCTCATGGGTCTTACCGATATAGTCCAGAAACGTCTTGCTCATGGCTCTATTCCCTCCGAATGATGTTTTAACGGATTTTAATTCGCTGTGACCCGTGTCTGGTGTCGCCGTCGAGGGTCGGGAAGGGTAAAAACGGAGGCGGCTGTCTGGGCCGTCCCGGCTCGAATCTGAATTAATGGGCCTGGGCGATCAGCTGTGCCCGCTCTCCGGTGAACTTCTGCCAGCGGTCGATGATGGTGTCGACGTAGGCCGGCTCGAACTCCATCACGAAGGCGCGGCGTCCGTTTTGCTCCGCGGCCATGATCGTGGTGCCGCTGCCGCCGAAGAGGTCCAGCACGTTCTTCCCCTGGGGGCAGCTGTTCCGAATCAAGCGGTCGAAGAGCTTGATCGGCTTCATCGTCGGGTGGAGGTCGGCCACGATGGGCTTGTCCTCCCGGATGGCGGTGGTGATGGCGTTCTCCCGCTGGAGGGTGAGCGCCGTCGCGTATTCCAGCAGCTCCGCCTTGTTCATCTTCTTCAAGTCCTGGGGCTTCGCGTCGTCGATAACCGTCGCCTCTTTCCTGCTGTCGGTGAAGTAGTGCGGCCCTTCCTTCCAGCCATAGAGGCAGGGTTCGTGCTGCCAGTGGTAGTCCGAATGGCCGAGGATGATTTGGCTTTTCACCCAGATCAGCTGTTGGCGGGTGGGCAGCCCTGCCCGGATCAGCGCCGTCTCGTTCGACGTGTGGTACTTCGAGGCGTACCAGACGTAAAACGGAGCGCCGGCGGCCATCACGCTGAATGCCGCCTTGAAGGCGTCGGTCAGGAAGGCCGTGTACTCCTCGGTATCCTTGAAGAAGTCGTTGGCGATGGCTTCGTGGTGGGTCCTGCCCTTCGTATCGATGCCGCCTCCGAAGAGGTTGACGTTGTAGGGCGGGTCGGTCACGAGCAGATCGACGTACTGGCCGCCCATCAGCCGGAGGACGTTGTCGAGCTGTGTGCTGTCTCCGCACATCAGCCGGTGGCGGCCCAGCTGGTAGACGTCGCCGCGCTTCGAGGTCGGCTCCTCGGGAGGCTGCGGGTCGTAGTGGTCCTCCTCCGCTTCTTTCTCCTCGGTGCTGATCTCATCCGGGAAGCCAAAGTCAAAGCTGGAGAAGTCCAGCCCCTCGATCTCGCCGGGGAGCAGGTCGTAGTTCCACTCGGCCAGCTCGCCGGTCGCGTTGTCGCGGACGCGGTAGTCCCGCTTCTGCTCCTCGGTCATGTCGTCGTGGACCTCGACTTCGACCTCGGTCCAGCCCAGCTTCTTCAGCGCCTTGAGCCGGGTGTGTCCTGCCAGGACCACGTTGTTTTCATCCACCTCGATACGGTTCCTGTATCCGTCCTTCTGGATGCTCTCCATCACGGCGGGGACCGCCTGGTCGTTAATCCGCGGGTTGTTCGCGTATGGGATGATGTCCTCGATCTTCAACGTTTTAAGGTACATCGCGGGAGCCTCCTGTTTTGAATTTGGGCATAAAAAAACCGCCCATCGGGCGGTGTGGGGGTTGTCGTCAGAATCCTCGGAAGGTTTCATTTACGCACTCGGGGGTGGCGCAGGTCACTCGGTAGGCTCCATTGTCCAGGTCCGTGACGGTTAGCTTCTTTCTGCAGATCGGGCATTTCCGTTTCACGTCTCCGTCGCGGTGGTGTTGGTCCCAAGCGCCCATGAGGTAGAATATCTGCTTTTCCGTGAGCTTCTTAATAGCCATACAGAATCCTCCTCATCGTCTTTGTTATGTTCAGCTTGACGCCTGCGCTCGCCGCTCTGTCGATGGCATCGCGCATCAAAAGCTGTCGGTCAACATCTGTAAGTCCTGGGGCGTGAACGGCTGCTGTGAAGCTGGCCCTCATTTCGTCCTGCCATGAACCGATCGGGAGCTTCGTCCCTCTGTTGGCGCGGTGGCCGTAGTATTCGTGGGCCAGGGCTGCCTCCACGCTCATCCTGTCTCTGGCGGTGTTACCGTTCGGGTCCGGGAAAACATCACCGCGAACGTTGATTTTGTCGATGCTGTCATTGTAGGACGTCTTGCCTGTCTTTCCGAATACGAACCTCGACTGGTCGGCTTCGATCTTATCGATGGCCTCCCGGACCTCCCGCTGTTCCTTTCGGGTGAGTGTCCTCGGTTCAGAGCGGAGGCTGTTTGCCATCTCTCTTGAATCCGCCAACATAATACCATCACCCGCGCCAGAAAGCAAGCCCCTTCCTGGAACTTCTACGGCTGCCGAGGTGCCAGCGCCGGGTGCCAGCTCGATGACGGAGCCGGTGCCGTCGGTCGTTTCCTCCGCGGCGCGGATTGTGTACTGCTGCCCGGTTGCCTCCGCCGGCGCTTCGATCACCTGGGCGTGGGCCTCGGTGAACTCCTCCTCCGCGTAATCCTCCCCGTCGGCGGTGATCTGCGTCTGCGCCCGCTCAACGGGCGGTTCGTGGATTTGCGTCTGCGTCAGCAGGTCCACGAACTCGATCTTGTGGTGGCATCTGCAGTTTGGGTGCGCGGGCGGGTAGTCGCTGCCGTTGCTGAAGGGTTCGTTCCAGAGGACAGCCTCGCCGTTCATCTTCCCGCACTCGGGGCAGACCTTTTCGTCCTCCGCGGTGAGCCAGACCTTCTTCGTGCCCGGCGGGAGGATGCCGTCTTCGACGTTCTGCTCGATCGTCGCATGCCAGCCGGCGCTGTAGGCGTAGGCCAGCTCTGTCTGCGCGATCAGCGCGGCGCGGCGGCGGTGGACCTTCGCGGCGTAGACGAGCTGCCGCTTGTAGGCTTCCTTGTGGCTGTAGCCGTCGTCGACCAGGCTCTGGTAGAAGTGCTTCGTCGTCTGCGCCTGTCGGGTGGTCAGCCCGACGCATGGGCGAATCACCCGCGCCAGCTGGTCGACCGTCATCGTGTTGGTGAACGCGGCCTGTCGCACCAGCGTGTTCACGGCGTTATACTGCTCCACCGAGACCTGGCGGATCAGCTGGCCTCCGTGTTCCTGGATGAAGCTGTCCACCTTCGCGGCCATCGGGTCGTGGAAGCCCGCGCCGTACTCGGTGCGCAGGTCGGTTGCCGCTTGGGCGATGGCCTTTTCCGCGACGGGCTTGTATGCCTCCACGATGAACTTGCTGTAGTCCTGCTGCCAGTCCCGCAGGTATTCCAGCGAGAGGCTGCCGTCCATGATGGCGTCGCGCAGCTCGTGGTAGGTGATGGCGTTCGCCTGGTCGCCCCACAAGCCGTAGAGGAATTCCGTCAGCTGCGGGCTTTCGTAATCGATGAACGAGGAGAGGCGCTCCAGAATGTCAACGTCTGCCATTCGCTGCTTCGCCTCCCGTGTGGTATCCTTTGCTTATCTGCCGAGCCGCTTCTTCGCCTCCTGGGCGACCAGGTTGTCCTCGTCGGCGGCGATGTCGTCGGTGTCGATGCTCTGCCCCTTGTCCCGGGCCGCCCGCCGGGTTTCGTCGTCCTGGCGCTTGCGCCCTTCGCGCTGCTGCTGTTGCCGGGCCTCCCGGTCGAACTGCGTGTCCTCCAGGCGCTCGGGCAGGTTGGCGATCTTCCGGGCGTAGGCTTCCAGCTCCTCGTCGGGCATGATGATGCCTGCGCCGGTCAGCTCTTTGAGGTAGGCCGCGAGGTCCTTCAGCTCGGGCGTCTCCACGTCGCCGTGGGTCAGCTCTGGGTATTCGGTGATCCCTTTGAAGTGGTCGGCGTTCATTCCGATCAGCCGGGGGATGGCCTGGCCGTTGAAAACCTCGCAGATGATGTCGAGGTAGCTGCCCAGGGCCATGCTGAACAGCCGGGTCTTGTCGCTGCTCAATGCGAAGCTGCCGACGTTCTGGTGGCCCAGCAGCAGGAAGTCGGCCATGACGGTCATGGCGATGCGCGTGTCGTACCGCTCGATGATCTTGTTCGTGTCGAACTGCCGGGTGCCGCCGGAGGACATGAGCTTGAAGTCCCAGCCGAAGGGAAGCACGAGGCCCTCGGTCGAATCGCGGCGGACGTTCCGAACGATGGCCTCCGCCCGCTGCCGCAGCATGGCATTCGCCGGGTTCCACGGGTCCATGCCCTCGGGGGTCCACATGACGGGCAAGCCGGCGAGGTCGCGCTCGATGCCCATGCCCTCGATCTCCTGGATGCGCCTCTTGAAGTACCAGTCCCGGTAGGCGTTTCTAAATATCGAGCGGCCCTCGGGGTTGTTCTTCACGCTCTTGGTTCTGAAGTGCAGCGCCTTTTCGATGGGGATAGTGCACATCTGGAACCGGGGCGGGGGCATCTGCGTCATGCCGGTGAGGTTGTCGTTGTCGTCGTACTCCCATCTGAACAGCGTCTCCTGGGAGCGGATGGGGAGCTTTTGCCAGCCGATCAGCCCGTCGGTGTATTTGCTCTTTTGCCGCGGGTCATTCACGTTGCCGGTCCGGCGCTTGTAGACGATCTCGTGGTAGCTCCAGCCGAACCGCAGGAAGGTCAGGATTTCCGAGAGCGTGTCGCTCCACGTGTCCTGCATATCGTCCATGCAGCTCTGGACAAACTCAGCGGCCTCCCGGTCTTTGTCGGTGTCTCCGCCGGGGCGCACCTCCCAGGTGGCCTGTCGAATGAGTGCCTCGATGGCGTAGAGGATGGAGCCGCAGACGTCGTCGTTCTCGCTCATTTCCCTGTATATCTCGATTCCCCGTTTCCCTTGAAGCTCCCGCAGGAACTCCTCGGAGAATATACCCGCGTATCTCCGCTGGCCGATCGCGCCGTATTCCTTCATCGCGCTGGGCATGGGTTGTGTCACCTCCAGTAGCTTTCCCGGTCGTTCCCGTAATCGGGCGGCGGCGCGGACATCGATTCGTTGTCCATGACGGGCCGCATGGCGTAGCGGCAGCTGTCGATGGTGTGGTTATCCTTGTCGGGGACGTCGGGCAGGAAGTTGCCCTGCCGGTCCTTCGTGTATTCGTACAGCCGAAACTCCCGGGCGATGTTGGGTGTCCGCGCCGGATCCACGACGATGGCTCCGAGGTTCTGCAGCCAGCGGATGCCGTGTTCCACGCTGCCAGGTCCCTTTTTAACGCCGACGGCGCTGACGCCTCGCTGCCGCAGCTCCGCGATCATCCGCGGGTCCTCGCTGTCCGCGTAGACGACTTCGCTCTCCCCCAGCTGCTTGACCTTCGAGGCCAGCGTGTCGGTGAGGGTCTGGCTGCCGTAGTACTCCCGAATGGCGAACAGCCGCCGGGTCTTCCTGCTGAAGCCCCAGCGCGTGAAGGCGTCCGGGTCCACGGCGAAGCCGAAGTCGAGGCCGTTGTGGAAGTCCTCGAGCGCCTCGATCTCCTCCTCGGTGATCGTGCGCAGCTCCAGGTTGTCGAAGACCTGGCCGCCGGTGCCCGTGATGTTCCCGAGGTATTCGTTTTCATAGGCGCGATAGTTGGTCTTTCGCAGCGATTCTGCGTCGGCCAGGAACTGCTCGCCCAGCCAGTCGCGGGGGACGTCGAGGTAGGTCGATTCGTGAACGAGCCGCTCCTCGATGTGCTTCATTCCCTCCGCGTTCACCCACGCCTGTGCGCTGCGAGGCGGGTTGTAGCTGTAGAATGTCACGCCTCGCTCGACGCCTCGGAAGGCCGACTGCTTGATGACGCGGATGTCCTCCATCCCGCGGAACTCGGACAGCTCCTCAAACCACAGGAACTTGAAGTAGCCTCGGTCGAGCTTGATCGACTTCGACTTCATGGGGTCGTCTGCGCCTCTGAAGAGGATCCTCTGCCCGGTGGGCATATAGACGATCTCGAGTGGGGAGCGGTAGAACTTGAAAAGGTGCGAAATCCCGAGGACGGATATCGCCCAGCCAAGCTGGGCATAGACTGAATCCTTGCAGGTGTTTCCGACGCGGCGGTAGGCGATGGCGTTCGCGTCCGGGTCCCGCAGTATGCCCATTATCATCATCAGCGATATGGCCGAGGACTTCGTGCTGCCGCGCCCGCCCTTGAGCCAGTACTCGCTGTGGCCGTCTGCCTTGAAGTCGTCGTAAAGGTCCCAGAAGGCGCGGCTCATGTTTCTGTAGGTCGAAACCCCGCGCCCGCTCATGGTTCATCCTCCGTGGGCCGCGCGTCGTCGATGATCGGTCGCGTGTCGGTCGGTCCCTGGTGCTGGGCCTGGAGCTGCATCCGCTCCTTCTCCAGCTTCAAGCGTTCCCGGTCCAGTTGCGTCCGGGCATCGAGGTAGCCGCCGTACTCCAGCAGCATCTCGATGGCCTTGAAGTCGCCGTTCATCGCCTTTTGCGCCAGCTGCAGCATGGCCAGCAGCCGGACGTCGGGCTTCGTCTCGGGGTCCAGTCCCATCTTCGCCAGCGAGAGCTGCGTCTGAGGGGGGAGCGTGGGGATCAGCTCCAGCACCAGCTTCGCCGTCTGTTTCGTGTCCCTTTTCCGCCTCCGAGTCTCCCCTGATTTGATGCCGCCCTTCCTCGCGTTTTCCCTTACTTCTTCCGGGCTTCGTTGGGTGGTGGGGATGAGGTTTTCCGGCCTTCCTTCGCGGGGCATCCTTCATCCCCTCCTCTCGCTGATTTTAACGAATTTTAAAAGGGCATGAGGACGCCTTTGCTCCGGGTGTAGGCTCTCGCCCTCGCCACCTCACGGCGGCCCTGGGCGCGTGTCCGTGCGGCTCTGAATCCGCGCTTGCCAGCTTTCCTGTTGGCCGATGCACTTCCGCTTGCCATGGATTAAATCCCTCCCTCGGTGTTTTCGACGGTGTCAGTTGTGATGTTCTGAATGGTCCGCCATGCCTCCTCGCCCTCGATTCGGTGGAACTGGTTTCTCGGGGCGTTGTGGTTGATGGTCCCGAACTTCGAGGCGATCTCCTCGATGATGGCTGCGTTGAATTCGTAGAGATCCCGTCCGCGCTCGACCATGATCTGCTCGATGCTGTTGCTGGAGCGGAGATTGGCGCTGCCGTGGATGGTGAGCGTGTTCCCGTATATGGTTTCTATGGCGATGGCCTTCGCGTGGTAGCCTCCGAAGGCGATCTGGACCCGGTTTTCGTCGTCGTCCAGCTCCTGGTACATATAGGGGACGAGGCCGTACTTTTCGTGGGAATAAAAATAGCCGGAGAGGACGATGGTCAGCTTCTCCAGCTCGGGGCAGGAAATCATCACGTTTTTGAGGCTGTCGATGTTTTCCTGTGAAATGCTCAAACTGCAAATATGAATTTTCCGGGGGAACATGTTCCTGGTGGCGACGAGGGCTTCGACGATGTCTCCGAAGATGAAGTTCCCAGAGACCCAGGCGAAGGTCCGGGCGTTTTCCCGGAGGTCGATCTGCTGGGCGAATTTCTCCGCGCTCTCGTAGAGGACCTTGTGGGAAATATCCCGGACGTCGATGCGCGGTTGAAGGATCCGCTTTTGCGCTCTCGATTCGTCGAGAAATCCTCCCGTGTCGTTATCGAATATCTGAAAATCAGAGAGGTCGAAGTCCAGCTCCGCGTCGATGCCGTGGGTGTCGATCAATGGGGCGAGCGGGTCGAAGGTGATCCTGTTCTCCTCCGTCCCTGTCTCCGTTGTGTCTGTCTCTGTCGGTGAAGGAGAGGAGGAGGTCGTTTCGTTGATCGTCTCGCCGTTCCACTTGACCTTTCGCTTTTTTGTCGGTTTGGCCATCTGGGCTTTCGTCGCCTCCTCTCTCTCCCTGCCTTATGTTTATCTATACGTTATATCATACACACCCATACACCAATAATATTATATATATAAATACATATAGTATTTGGGGCAAAGAAAAAGCAGCCCCAGGCTCCGGGCTTCCTCGGTGGCGGCGCGATCGCGCGGAGGATAGCCGGCGGCCTGTTGGCTGCTCTATGGTGGGGGGTGGTTCCCCCTGGGGGTGATGAAGGTGCCGGTCGGGCTGGAAGGGCTGCTCGCCCGTCCCGTCTCTCGACAGTCTGAATTGTAGCACAAAATTTCCGGGGTGGCAAGTGTCGAAAGCGGTCCAAAAACGGCCCAAAATCGGCCCAAAAACGGTCACTCCCCATTTTTAGGCCATGATGCGGCATATCTTGTCGAGCGCGTCGTCCGATATCCGCTTGAGCGAAGTCTTCCCGTAGGGGAGGCTGAACTTCTTCTCGTAGGCTTCGCCGATCTCCCGCCAGAACATTCCGTCGATGTACTTGCTTTTCACGACGAACCGCTCCCGGTCGGTCAGCCCGCCCATCGCCGAGTCCACCAGCACGACGGTAATCTGCCGGCTGGCCAGTTCCCGGCGCTTCGCTCTGATCTGCGCTTCCACCTGCCTTATGTGGTCCGGGGTGTACCCCGCGGCGAAGAGAGCGCCCAGCCTCCCGGTCGGGTCACTGATCGAGGTGCCGCGGGGCATGTCTGAAATAACCTGTGTGATATTGACCGCGTCGTCCACCATCTCGGTTTTCAAAACATCGGCCATGTGTTCCAGCTGCGGGATCTCGTTTTCGAGATACTGGCATCGGGCCTTGTCCTCCCGGTAGCTCTGCAGCATCTGCTTGACGGCTTCTTTCTGCATGTCCTCTCAACGCTCCCCGCTTTCTGTGTCGTTCATGTGGGTCCGGCTTCCGCTCCTGGGAATCAGAATGGTAATTCGTCGTCTTCGACTTCCTGGAACTCTCCGCTCGTGGGCGGTGCCGGGTAGTCGGGCGGCGCGTCATTCCCTCCATGCTGCTGGCGCTGCTGGTCGCTGCCTCCGTTTCCGTTTCCTCCGGCGCTGCCGTTGCCCTCTGCTTTGCCGCCGACCGCTTCGATGCTCTCCGCGTTGATCTCGGTGACGTAGCGCTTGGTGCCGTCCTGGGCGTCGTAGCTCCGGGTCTGCAGACTGCCCTCGACGGCCACCTTCCTGCCCTTGGTCAGGTAGCGGTTGCAGAAGTCCGCGGAGGCCCGCCAGGCCACGATTGTGAAGAAGTCGGCCTCCCTCACGCCCTGGGCGTTGGCGTACTTCCTCTGGACCGCCAGTCGAAAGGTCGAACGGCTCACGCCGTTCTGGGTGGTGAACGCCTCGGGGTCGTTGGCTAAGTTTCCGATCATGATTACGCGGTTAATAAGTCATCCCTCCAGTCGCGCTGAATCTTCCAGCGGTATCATGTGCTTGGTGCTTCGCCTTTTCTTTCCCGTGTATCTTCTGGTGTTCAAGCTCCGTCATTACAGCCAGATTCTCCACGCGATTGTCCAACTTGTCCTCGTTGATATGGTGGACAACGTAGTCAGGTGAAAGGTATCTTTTGCCGTTGATGGTGACGCTGTTCTCGTCTGTCAGCAGGTATTTCTCTGCAACAAGTCGGTGTTCGAAAACGTATCCGCTTTTCTTCCAGGCGAACGGGTGGTCTGGGCACTGAACAAGCTTGTATCCGTAGCTCGATAATCTCGTGCCTCCCTTCCATGTTGGGTTCAGCGGTCCTCTCAAGCCGTATTGATGGTTGCCGCTTCCCTTCTGATATTCCTTCTTAGCAAGGTTATGGCAGGGCCTTGAGCAGTAATGGTTGTTGTCTGCCTTTGCTTTGGACGGTTTCAAGTGAAACCGCTTCCCACATATCGGGCAGGTCATATTGAGTTTATCTGCCAGAGCTTCCATATCCGTTTTCGCCTCTCTCTCCGCTCTTGATGGTGTCCACGACCTGGATCGGCTCGTAGAGTACGGGCATGATGACGAGCTGGCCGATCCTGTCGCCGGCGTGAACGTTGTAGTCGTCCATTCCGTGGTTGAATAGCTTCACCAGAATCTCTCCTGAGAAACCTTCGTCGATTAAGCCTGTCGTTGTGATGTCGTGGTTCATCATCAGTCCGCTCTTGGAAACGAAAAGGCCCGCGGTGTTCGGCGGCAGCTCGACGTGGACGCCGGTTCTGAAGGTGTGCGACTGGCCGGATCGGACCAGCCCGTCGTGCATGGCGCGGATATCCAGCCCGGCGTCCGTGGGGTGGACGCGGAAGGGCGGGTAAGCGCCGGGATCCAGCTTGATATTCAAAACAGCTCACTCCTCTTTTTCTTTTTCCTGATGCGCGTCATCTTCATGGCCCGCGCCGTGTTGATCCAGCGGACGGGTCCCTTCGCCCGCCAGCCCAGCACGATGGCGGCGAACAGCCGACGGTGCCTGTCGTTGAGGGTCAGGTGCAGCTCGATCGGCTCCATCGCGCTGATCATCGGGTAGCGGACGTCTCCTGCCGGTCCGGGTGCCGGGGTCGTGATCGCGTTCTCGAAGCTGCACTCTTTGATCTCGAGCAGCGTCTTTCCGTCCGATGCGTAAATCCTGCCGGGGCCTCCGAATGTGATGTGTGTTCTCTCCAAACTCCGCGCCTCCTCAAATCGTGTAGTTGCCCTCCATGATGTCGATCTTCGTCTCCCGGAGGCATCGTTTCAGAATGTCCTCGGTGGTGATCTCCTCGGTCATGATCCGCTCTGTCTCCTCCAGGAGCCGCTCGCCCCTGGTCTTCCCGAATCCGAACAGGTTGTGTGCGGCGATGGCGCAAGCGGAATAAAAGAACTTCTGCATATAGTCCAGCCGTTCGGCCACGTACTTTTTCTGCATGTCTGCCATGCCTTGCCTGTACGCCTTGTCGAGGTCCTCCTCGGTGATGCCGTTCCTGGCGAGGCTGGAGGCGTAGGCGGCCTTGGCCGCGATCTCCGCCTTTTTCCATTCCGGGAGCGTTGCAAAGTCGCGGCGCTGCTGCCGTTCCTGCTTCCTGCGCTCCGCCCGGTTCATCGGTTCGTGGCTCATCTGTAGGTCCTCCCCGTCTTTCGATCTCTGACCTCAATCCTGGCCAGCAGGTCGAAACCGGCCAGGTCTATGGTCGTTTTAACAGTTTTAATCAGCCGTTGGCACCTCTGGTCCGCTTCGTCCTGGAATTCCTGGATGGGAGTCAGCGCGGCGTGTGCCGTCGGGTCTGCGTAGCCCTCGGGGTTGTGGGTTGGGATTGTGTTTGTTTTCTTCACGGCTGCCTGTCGCCTCCCCCTCCGATCTCAAGCATGGGGGCAGCGTCCGCAGCTGCGTATCTCATGGCAGCGACCGCCGTCCCGGATGCACATCGGGACAAGGTGGCGCTTGATCTCTGGGGTGGCGCGTCCGGCCAGGTCAGCCATGCCCTGCATGATGGCGCGGGTAATCGGCGCGGCCTGGGCGCAGAGGCGCTTGTTCGCCATGACCATCAGCTCCTCCGCGTTGACGTCGAGGATCATCTGGACCGGGGCGCAGCGCGGGGCGCTGTCGCCGTCTGTCCATTCCTGCCGGTCGTTGCGCAAGCTGGAAACGTAGGGGGAGGCGTGGACGTGGCGGCAGAAGTGGACCGACGTGTTGCTCGGGATATCCTCGAGCATGAAGCTGTACCAGGCCCGCCGGATGGGGCTGTGCCTCGCCTCGAGGATTTTGTCGATCCACTCGGAAGTCGGGATCTTCTGCCGCTTCTTTCCCGCGGTGATCAGCGCCCGCCGGTAGACCTCCGCCCAGTCGTCGCAGTCCGGGTATTCCAGCAGCGTGATCTTCGTGGTGCCGTGGGCATGCTGGACGGTCGTCGTGAATTCCTTGTCAAAGTCGATCATGTGGGCGTCTCCTCTCTCTTGTTCAGCATCTCGACGGTGGGCGCGATCATGTCCTGTGTCAGCCCGCCTCGGTAGAAGTTTGTCTTGATCAGCCTGGGCGTGATCCCGTACTCATCGTAGTCCGGGAATGTGTCGTCATCCAGAACCGCCCACCCTTCGACGGGGCCGTGGTATTCCAGCCAGCGCCGGATGCCCTTCCCGCGCTCGGGCGGCGTGTCCTCAGTGGTGAAGCCCATGATCTCGATGTTGTGCTGGCGCAGCTTGTCGATCAGGTAGCGGAGGGTTCCCGGCTGCCACGAAGTGCCCCAGCTTTGCTTCCAGGTGGAGGTCAGCACGATGAACGCGCCGGTCTGCCGGACGATCTCCGCGAGGCAGGAAACCTGCGCCCACTCGACGCCGAGGATCCCGCCCGTCGGCTTCGCTCCCGGTCGCTTGCTTCGGTCGGAGTTGAGGACGCCGTCGACGTCCAGGAATATAACCCGCATTCTTCTACACCTCCAGAAGCCGCTTCGCCGCGGCGATGTGGCTGTCCAGCTTCGCGGTCTTTCGCTCTGTCGCGTCGAGAACGGCCTGTCGCCGGCGCTCAAGGTAGGCGATGATGGCTTCGAGGGCTTCCTTCGGGTCGTACTGCTTGATGCGCCGGCCTACGTCGTACTGCTCGATGCTGCGTTGGCCTAATGTGAGCGGCTTGATGCCGCGGAGAGCTTCGCTGATGCTGCTCTGTGTCAGCCCGGTCGCCTCGCTCAGTTCCTGCTGGGTGATGGTGGTCTTGATGCTCATGCTGTTTCCTCCGTTCTCTTTTTCTCGTTTTTCTTTGCGGCGAAGTAATCCCTTATGTATCCTCTGCAATGGCGGCAGGTCTTGAACTCCGCGTCCTCACGTGGCCGCCCGCAGCTGGGGCAGCGTCCAGTCGCTGCCAGCTGTTTCCTCCTCCGCGCTCGGCCCTGGGATTCCTTGATGCCGCACTGCTTGCAGCGTTTCAGTCCCGGCTCCACGGGCTGCTTGCCTCCGCACCGCGGGCATCTTCCCTGTGAAAGATAATAGGCGGTATTCGCCCGCACTCTGTTTAAGTCATACATGGCGGGCCTCCGTTTCCTCTGTCGGGTACTCCAGCGTCTGTTCGTACCTGGCCTTGGTTTCGAGCGCGATCTTCTTTGTCAGCGTCATCTCCCCGATGTGTGAATGGAGGACGTAGCGCCCGCACCGACCGCATCGCTTGATGTAGTTGATCTCGGGGAGCCGCGTCTGAATGATCGATTCGCCCTCTGGCCGGTGTCCCTTGACAATGCAAACCGGGCGCATCAGCAGCTCGAGGATCCTGCGTTGCTTTCCCTGTGCCATGGCCGCGCCTCCTATGTCGTTTCAAAAACGAGAACGCCCTGGCGGTATACGTCGAGGCGCTCTATCATCTCCCGGCTCCGCATGGAGACCTCCGTTCGTCCGCTTTCGAGGTCGGCCATGTATCGCTTGAGCCACTCCGGGTTGTCCATCTCGTAGTAGCCGTCGCCGCCATCCCAATCCTCGGGGTTCTCGGGTGCCCATCCGAACACCCAGAAGTCAGGGCCGCATATGATCGCGCCCTCGGGGATCCCGTTGTAAGGTCCGAAGTCCGTCGGGTCCCGCTGGATGATCGTGTACTCCTCTCCGTGGCTGGCCAGTATGTGACCTGGGCCGACGGCTGCGACCGTGAATCGGTCGCCCCAGCTGTTGATCTGCAGCTCGTCGCCGACCTTGATGTCGGCGTTGACGATCTCTCTTACTTCCACGGGTTGTTCCTCCATTCTCTCTCGAATTCGATCACCCACACCCAGGGGTTGGCGTCCCATCCGTAGCTTGGAAGGTCGGCGGGTTTGATCGTGCTGTCCCAGAGTTCTGAAAATCTCACCTCTGCGCAGGTGCAATCCTCGCCATGGTCCCTTCCTTCACATTCTGCTACTCCTTCCCGCAGGACGTCTTCGTGGCTTATCGATTGAAGTCGCTCTGTTTTTACTGACTTCACTCTCAGAAAAATCCTTGCGGCAGACCTGGGCATGTGGATGGACGGTTTCCATGGAATGGTGAATGGTTCATCGTCTGAATCAGGCATGGCGGGAGCTGTGTTGCCGTATGGGCTGGTGGCCTTGTATCTGTAACTCCACTCGCCGTGAGGAAGCCACCAGCTGCACCAGGTTTCCCTCACCCACAGGATATCGCCGGGTTCGACGGGTGGGTTCAAGGCTGGGCTTCCGTCCTCGTAGAGCAGCCCGAGCGGGGCTGGCTTGATCAGTCGGCGCGTCTGCGTCTTCCTGCCGTCGAGGATCGCGCGGACCATCTCGGTGTTAAAAAGAATCGGTCGCTCTTTCATTTGCTCTCACTTCCTTTGCTATTCTCCGCAGCACGTCGGCGGCGCACGGGAGCGCGATGCCGTTGCCCCACATCTTGTAGCGGGCGGTGTCGCTGCCCTCCACGTCGTCCTCCCACCAATCCGGGAAACCCTGGAGACGGCAGCACTCCAGCGGTGTCAGTCTCCGCACGATGTATTTCCGCGGTGGCTTTCCGTTGGTAATGACGGCCTGTTGGTCGTGCATACAGTCCAGCGTGTTCGCCTGTTCGGCCATGCTCATCTGATTGAGCTGTCCGTTGCCAACACAGAGGGCTGTGTAATCGCTGACCCTCCGCGGGTGGTCGCCGATCAGCGTCGGCGCTGTGTCGCCGTTTCCGTTGCCTCTGGCGTCGTAAATGGCTACGCTGTCGCCACCTCCTCCAGCGCCTCCCTCAATATCGGCGGGAGTGCCTTGCCTCTCTTTTTCGCTCGCCTCAAAATTCCCGCACAGGCTTTCGCGCTCAAATAATATCTCTCCGGCGCGTTCGCTTCCAAAATCTGCGACAAGGTAGATGCGGCGGCGGCGCTGGGGCACTCCCCAGTGTTGAGCGTCATAGACCCGCCAGGCAATACTCCATTCATCACTGACCACGCATCCGGCATTATCCCATTCGCCCCTCGGAGGTCGAGGAATTGATATGCCGTTCGCGGCAACGCGGGCGATGTTTTCGAGGACGGCTCTGAAGTCTGACCCCCCCCCGCTGGAGAAAGCGCCGGGGACGTTTTCCCAAACAGCGAACCGGGGCCGAACATCCCGAGCTGCCCTTCCAGCTGCTTTGTCACGTTCTCTCATCTCCCTGATTATTCTGATCGCCTCAAAGAAAAGGCTCGACCTGGTTCCTTTGTGGATTCCCTCCTGCTTTCCAGCAATGCTCAAATCCTGGCACGGGGATCCGAAGGTTACGATGTCGACGGCCGCGATCTTGCTGCCGTCGATCTGCGTTACGTCGCCGAGCTGCGCCATGCTTGGGAACCGCGCGGCGGTCACCCGGAGCGGGTAAGGCTCGATCTCGGAAGCCCAGACCGGGATTATTCCGTTCAAGGCTCCGGCCAGAGGAAAGCCGCCGGAACCGTCGAAAAGGCTGCCGAGCGTTATCCGCTTCACGGTGCCGCGCTCCCGGCTCTCTCGCCCAGGAGCGCGTTCAGTCCCTTCGCCGCGCCGTCGATGTCTCCCGCGATGGCCTGGCCTCGGATGGTCTTGTATTCCTGCCTGGTGATTCGTCCGTCGTGCTGCTTGAGCGTGTCCAGGAATCGGCGAACGTTCGCGCCGTGCGCCGACGGGTGTATGTCCTTATGTCTCATGTCGGTTTCTCCTCCTCCATCGGTTTGTGTGTTCGCAACAATGCCCGCGCCTCCTCTACGATGTCGCGCTGCCCCTTCGCGCAGCCGTAGACCCATTCTCTGCCGGGGTGCGGGTTAAATGGGCAGGTGAGGCAGTTGGTGTGCTGGTAGGTAACCAGGCATCCCAGCCCTTCGCTGATCTCCTCTGCGGTGTGCATCTCCGTCATCACCCTTCAATTTCTGCGTCGGCGCAGTAGTATGTGCCGGCGTTATAGGTCGGCGCGTAGAAGTCCGTTTCCCAGTGTTTGCATGAAAAGCTGGCGTCGTCGTTGAGGCGGCGACAGTGTCGGCAATCCTTGCAGCGCGTGACTGGTATAGCGTCGACCGTCGGCTCCGCTTCTATGACCTTTTGAATCTGCGCCCGTGCCGTTTCAAAACCGAGGATGAAGTTATAACTCGCGCTTTCCGTCGGGTCCGCGTGGTTATAGCTCGGCGGGCACGGAACGCTCCGGCTCAAAAGCCTCGGGCGGCTGATCAGATCGGCCATGCTGTCGCCTCCCTCTGCGCGTCGGTCGGGCGTGAATTCCAGCAGCGCCAGGTCCGGTTGTACTCGCTGCACTCGTATTTCCTGATGTCATGGTAGGCAATGAAGAACAGGTAATCTGTTCCTGTGTCGGGATGCGTGGATCTGGTTTCAATCTCCAGCGGGAAGAGGTTCCACGTCACGCCTTGCCGTTCTTCCACCCAAAGTACCGCGCCCTCCTGGCAATCTGCGACCTCTGCCGCGCACATCACCCTCGGCTCCCGCGCGATCAGCGGGCAGCTCGCCTCCCGCCATATCTCCTGTTCCTTGCGGCTGTGGTAGGTGTGCACGATCTTGTGAAGATGAAAACCGCCCTCCGGCTTGTGATAGCACTGTGCAATGCAGTATGTGCAGCTATCTCCGGCCCATGAAAACCTGCATTCCAGACAATTCCTCGGCATTGGCATGTCGATCTGAATCATTCCTTTGCCTCCTTCCGTTCGTCTGAAGGTCGCACCCTCGGTGAGCCGCGCATAGCTTTGCGGACACTGTCAAATGACGGGAGTCGCTTCGTGATCATCGTCTCCTTGAGCAGCTCAATGGCTGCGCTCTCCGCGGCCTTCCTGCTGACGCAGCCCTCGCAGTCCTCATAGTGCTGCAGCGCCTGTATGCCCTCGTTCCTCACCGTTTCCCTGTCCTGTCCTCTCTTGGGGCCGACCATCCAGCTGGGCGGCATTGGCATTCCGGGCTGCTGATACCGCCAGATGTGGAGGCAGTAGGGGTGATGGTTGACGTATTCGCTCTGCGCCGGGTGGTATTCCACGCAGTACTCCTCGGGGTAGAAGAACAGGTCCTTGACCCTGCACATCTCCTCCCAGGTCGGGCAGCGGTTCTCCCAGCTGACCGAGACGTGGTCCCAGCCTCCGCCGTTGGACCAGACGACCCGCGCTGCCTTGCCGGGGCGTTTGGGGTCGAGGCCGGGGATCCATCCGCGGCCGCCGTCGTCGCCTGTCAGCTCGATCAGGATTTTCCTGGTCAGCGCGATCTCTCTGTTGGTCTTCATCCGACCGCCTCCATTTCCTCGGGGATGATGTCCTCGATGCTGACGTTGTCGGTCGGGAGCGTGATTCCAAAAGCCAGGAGCGCGGCCTTGATCTCCGCGACCGCGCTCTCGTTCGCCGGGCGGCACTTGCGGTGCCGTCTGGGCGCTTCGTAGACCTCCACGATCTCGAGGATGGTCCACCCTTCCTTGCTGCTTTTCCCGTTGGCGCTGGCGTAGCTGGTGAATACGCTTTCACTCAGCCCGGTGGCCTTGGCTGCGTCGCGGGTGTTGTACCGCTTCATTGACGTTTTGCCCATCGTCCCTCTGTACCTCCTCAGTCGATTTTCTTCCTCGGTCCCTCTTGCTTTTCCCAATGCTCGCAGCTGTCAGTGGCGCTTACGAAGTCAGCGCAGCGCGGGCTGTCGCCGTTGCAGCAGACCATCGTGTAATCGCCTGAAAGCCATTTGCAAATGCCGCAGTTCTTCGCCTGTTCGGTGGGCCACGGGTATTCCTGCCGGAAATCCGCGCCCATGATCTCGCGGAGCGATTCCTTCATGAAGATGGGGACGCCGTTCTCTGCGCACTCCTCTGCGATGGTGTTAACCCATTCCTTCTCAGGTTTCACCCGGCCCTTGCGGTTTCCAGTCTCAGCGCCGACGATGATCCAATCGAAGTGCGAGAGGTCGCGGAGTTCCTTCCCCGCGAACGCCTCCCAGATCGGCTCAATTGAAAGGAACCGTGTAAGCCGCACGATGCTGCTGCGCATGTCGAGGAGGTCTAATCCCTTTCGTATCAAGCCAGCCGGCGTGTTGACGGTCGTTCCGAACAGCCAGTTATCGCTGTCGCGGAAATTGTCCGGGTGTTGGATGGAATATCTGACAAGCCTCGCTGGGGCTTTTGTTAAAAAAATATATCTGTGTTGGGGTGCGGATCTGCATGCTTGCAGAACCGCCTCGATCCACCCGTCCGGGACCCACTCTCCGAAAAGGTCGGCCATCGAGCAGACGAATATGGAGCGCGGCTTCTTCCAGCCCTGCGGCTTCTTCAGTGCGTAGCGGTGCAGCGTCGGTTCAAAGCCGAAGGGGTAGGGGTTGATGGGGCCGACTCGCTGCAGCCCGTCGCCCATCTCCTCGGTGCGGTGCATCGGCTGGTCCAGGACGTGCAGCTCGCCGCTCTCGGTGTGCTTTCCTCCGAACCGCCGCGCAATCCCGCGGGCGTAGCAGTAGGTGCAATCGTGGCGGCAACCGGTGACCGGGTTCCAGCTGGAATCGCACCAGTCGATCTTCGTTTTCTGTCCCATTCCGTCACTCCTCCTCGGTCGTCGTGATCTCGCACTTGGGCATCGGCTCCCCGTAGGGGACAGGCTGGTCGAAAGCAACGCTCCAAAAGTTCCCCTCAGGGTTGTCGTGCCAAGCCAGCGCGTGGCGGATCGTCGCGTAAACCGCCCAGCAGCGCTGGTGCCAGATGTTCTTCGTCTCGACGTCCGGCTGCCCGTAGATGTTCGTGCCGAGCAGTATCTTGATTCCAAGCTCGAAGGCTTCCTTGGACCTGTCGCGCCGGTCGCAGTAATCGCTGGCCGCGAGGTCGCCGAGCAGCTCGGGGATCGTGAAAACCTGGCCGATGTGGAGCCGCGCCAGAAGTTCCGTCGCTTGCATGACGGCCCGTGCCTGTTCCCGCGTCATGGTGACGACGATCCGCTCCTCGGGTGCTTTCGTCTTTGTCTTTGCTGTCATCTCTGTCACGGCCTCCTCTCTGTTCGTTTGTACTCGGGCCTCACGCGCAAGCCTGGGAAGTCCTTTGCCTTGTCCTCGGGGTTGACCGGGGGCCGGGGGCCGTCGATGTAGCGCCAGGCCACCAGGCTGGCCGCCTCGATGCAGTTGGCGATAATCGCAGGATCCCGCCGGGTGTCTTCGTCGAGGCTGCGCATCGAATCCTCGAGCATCCCTGCGTAAAGGTCGCGGGCTGCCTGTGCCCTCTCGTATCGGTCGGGCAGCATGTAGCGTCGGCCCTCTCTGCCGACCAGCGATTCCACTGCGCGGCGCTGCATTTCCACGGCGTCGGCCAGGTCGTTCATCTTGCCGTTGGCTGTGGTGATCCGCTTCGCCAGCTCGTTCACGGCGTCGCGGTACCTGCTGTTGATCTCGGTGAGGCGCTTCTCCAGCGCGGCCAGCTTCCCGGCCACGCCCTCCTCCACCAGCTCGTCGGTAATCAGCCCGAGGACGGTGTCCACGTCCTTCTTCAGCTTCGCGTCCAGGTCGATGCCCTTCGCCTCGCAGATCTTGGCGAGCAGGGCGGCTGCTGTGTTCGTCATGTGTGATTCCTCCTGTGTGTGATTTTTCATTCGCTCGCCGTGCGGCGGGTGCCGCCTGGCGGTTCTATCCGTTGAGATAGTGAATATAGGCGATGAGCCTGTTCACGGCGATGTACCAGAGCCATGCGTTCAGCGGGAGCGTTATGGCGAAATAGACCCTGTAGCCTCTCGGGGTGAGCGTCGGCATCTTCTTATCGGTGTGCCCGGTGTTCAGAATCCAGAGGCCGATTTTCTCGCCCGCCAGCCAGAAGAGCGCCCAGCCGACGAGGAGCGGTCCGGTGATCGCGTGGCCCATGTCAGCGAAGGTTGCCCGCCAGTCGCGCTTCCTGTACTTCTTCAGCTCCGCGGCCAGGAATCGGTTTCGCGAGGTCCGCACCTGCTTCATGTAGGCGGTGTTCGCGGTGATGTCCTTGCGGAGCGTCTGGATCAAGGCTTCCTGCTGGGCGTTTCGCTCCGCGCTCTGTTTGTCGATCTCCGCCTTGACGATGCTCAGCTGAACGCTTGGGTCGTCCGGGTGCCGGATGATCGCCTGTGAAATGATCTGTGTGGCCATGTGGTGTGTTTCCTCCTCTCAGCTGTCGGTTGGTGTGGATTGCTTTTTGTCTGCCCAGGTTGTGGCGACCGCGAAGGCGGCCCAGCAGTCGGCGTGGAAACCGTGGAACCAGTCGGGATTCTTCTTGGTGCCCTTCCCGTTCTTGAGGTCGTGCCGGGCGAATCGGTCGATGAGTGCCCGCCGGATGTTGCTGTCCTTCGCTTTCAAATCTCCGCAGATGATCTGTTTCTCCTCTTTGCGATATATGTAATCCGGTTCTCTGCCGTAGTTGCTGTGGATGCATTGAGTGAATCGCCCGATCCACTCGCACGTCTCGAATACGTCCCGCCCGACGGCCAGCCCGTAGGAGGCCACCCGCTCGATCACGAACGCTTCGATGCTCTCGCCCTCGGTCAGTCGGTTTCGCAGGTCGAAGATATACTGCAGGAGCCGGTGGTTTTCGATCTTCTCGAACTCCCATGGTTTGAGGTCGTCCGCTCCGACGAGGACGTAGGCGGATTCTGTGTTGCCGGGGTCAATAGCCAAGATGTAGCTGCTCCCCTTGCCACTCGGGGTTGTCGGCTGCCGGGCCTCGGTTTGGTTTTTGCTCATTGGTGTTTCCTCCGTTCGGTTCCTGTCGGGCGATCTGGACGTAGCGCATGTGCTTGCTGTCGAATAGGACGCAAGCCTGGCCGACGGTGCCCTGGCGCTGCTTCGCCACGCCGATGCAGATGTAGGTGTAGCCGCGTTTCTTGTAGTCGTGGAAGGCGTCTCGGTCGCGCTTGTCCACGTAGGGGTCGTCTGCGCTGGTCGGTCTGTGCAGGAAGATTACGCCGTCCGCGTCCTGCTCGATGGCACCTGAGTCCTTTAAACTTTTTAAAGATGGCATCTGGCCGTCCGTGTCGCGGCTGACCTGCGCAAGGGCCACGACGGGGATCTGGAAGTCGAGGGCGATATCCTTCAAGGCACGGCTTATGTAGCCGACCCTCAAATGCTCCGCGGGGAATCGCTGAACGGTCCGCATCAGCTGGAGGTAGTCGACGATCAGCAGGTCCAGCTCGCCTTTCTCCACCTTCTTTTGAACCTCGATCCTCAAATCCTCGACGGTGTTGGCCGTGAACATGAAGTCGATCTGAAGCGGGGACATGAGGCTCATTCCCTCAGCGAGCGCGTCCCAGTCTTCCTCCTCCATCTTCGCCTTGCGCAGCTTCATGCCGTCGAGGTTGGCTGCGTAGGCGAGTATACGCTGGCCGAGCTGGATGTTCGTCATCTCCCTGGATACAATCCCGACCTTCATGCCGTCCCTCGCCGCTGCCAGCGCGATATTCACTCCGAAGGCGCTCTTGCCGACGGCGGGCCGCGCTCCGATAATGGTCAGCTCGCCGGGGTAGAAGCCGCCGATCAGCGCGTCGATGTTGCGGATGCCGGTGGTGACGCTTTTCTCTCCGCCCTTTGCTCGCTGTTCCAGCTTCTCGAATGTGGCGATCAGCAGGTCGGTCATGCTCTCCCACGTGTGGGTGCTGGCGGCGATCTGCCCGGTCTGCTGGCGCATTCGCTCGACCACGTCGTTTACGTCGTTTCGCGGATCCTTCAACTTGGCGGCGATATCGTCCACCATGGCGATGCTTCTTCGCCGGGTTGAAAGTTGCTTGACGATGCTGATGTAATCGTCGATGTAGCTCGGGGTGCCCACTTCGACGCACTCGAGCATGACCTTCGCGAGGTGGCCCGCCTCCTCTGGGTACATCTGCGCGAATGTCGCGTCGGTGGTTACGAGGTCGGGGTCGTGTCCCTTCGCCGCTGCCGCCTTGATCGCGGAGAATACCTTTCGGACGTTTTCGTCGGTGAAATCCTCTGCTTGCAGCTGCACGAGCTTCCCCTTGTTCTGTTTCCCCTTGCGGAGAAAGCCGCCGACGACGGCCATCTCCGCTTCCGTGTTGCTGAAGTTGTTTCTGCTGGCCTCCTCCAGTTGCTGCTGGACGTACTCAGCGATTGTCATTGGCATTGCGCTGCGCCTCCTTTGCTCGTTCGTGGTCGCCTCTGAAAAACCAGCCCAGGGCGAACGCTGCGGCGGCGTAGATCAAAAGTGCGATAGTTCCCATAGCTGCCATGCTGTCCTCCTCAGTAAAAGTCGCCGAACGTCTCGGGCGCGGCGGCGGTCGGTGCGGTCTGCTGCTTCTGTCGTTCCTGCTTCCGCTTTGCGTGTTCTGCCTCCGCGGCTTTCGCGTCGCCGATCGTGCGGATGTCCTGGGCGATCATGCGCTCGAGGATCCCGTGGACGTAGTTGTAAAAGGGCTTGCCCGCTCCGCATGCCAGGTCGATGGCGTAGCGGATCAGCTCCTCCGGGAGCGGGTGCTTCTTGTCGTCGCGGTATGACACAAGCTCCGCGAGGTTGTACGGGGTTACGCTGCGCAGGTTGTTGGCTGCGTAAATCTCCAGGGTGTTGGGGTCTGGCCTCGGTCCGTCGGTGTCGCCGAAGGGGTTCTCTATGTCTGTACTACCATCGTTATCTTCCAAAGAATCTATATTATTACCACCTACACCATTACTATCTGTATCTAATATCTTATCTCTAATCTCTGTGTGGACGTTTTCGTGGACATTGGGTGGACAAATGGGTGGACATTGTCCACAGTCGGGGAGCAGCTCGGGGTTTCCTCGCTGGTTCCTTTTCTGCTTGGCGTAGTCCGTCTCGCTGCCGATCATGTCCTTGTAGTTGGAAAGCACCAGGGTCCCGTCCCGGTCTTCGTAAATGAGGCCAAGGCGCTGGTAAAGTCCGAGCGCGATCCTGATGGTGTCGATTGAAAAATACTTGCAATCTCGCTGTATTTTCTCCACGTCGTAGGGGATGATCACCTCGCCGATGGTTCGTGAAAACCGCCCGTCGGTGTTGATGGTCATAAGGCAGAGCATCTGGTAAAGGACGACGTAGTTTGCTCCGTCCTTCTGCCCCATGAGGAAATCGACGGCGTCGCTTCGCATGAAGGTGTCCCGCAGCTTCATCCAGTAATATCGTTTCCCGGTGGCCACTTCCGCTTCACCTCTTTCCTGTGGCGAACGGGAGGAGGCTGTGTTTGCCTCCTCCCGCCGGGCGGTTATGCCATTACGGTGACCGCGGGGTTCTCGATCAGCTGCGCCAGGAAGTCGCGGATGCTGTGAACCGCCTCGATCTTCCAAGCGTTGCCGTCGCTCTCGAAGAGCGCGACCTCTCCGTCTTTGCTCACCCGGAGCGTGAAGATGCTCTCGGGCTGCTCCACCTCGCTGAAGGTGCGCCGGGGCCGGAGTGGGACCGGGTTCTGGAAGTTGACCGTGGTGGCCATGCTGACCCCTTCTTTGACGGTGATCTGCTGGCCGACGCCATCGTCGCTGACGGTGGCGGTCTGTTCCTTCACCATGCTCTTGGCCACCTGGAAGAGCGTCTTGCGGGCGTCCGTCTCGATGAACTTCGAGAGCAGCTCGGTGCAGAAAGCGTCGGTGTCCATGTACCGTCCGAAGGTGATCTCGGGCGTGTGGGCCTGGGCGTAGGCGACAGTGTAACGCTGCCGCTGGTGCTGCGTGGGCTGCGTAAGCAGCTTGACCGTCCTGTGGTCGACGACCTGCAGGATGAGGCGGGTGCCGTCGGTCGGGATCGTGCCCTCCACGTTTTCGTTGATGTAGTCGATCAGGCCGCTGAGCGTGAAGAACTCCAGCGCCTTGGGCATCGGGGGGTCCGGGGGAACGACCACATCCGTCGGGACCCACATCATCTTGTGAATGTCCCATCGGTGCGGAATGCCGCCGATTTCCTTGATCTGGCGGGCCATGTCTTCCTTGCCTCGGTCGAGGCTGTCGTGCGCGGCCTGTGCGACCGCGCCCTGATCGACGAGGAATTCTGCCAGCTCTTTGCTGCCGTTGAAGAATCCTTCCATTGTGTTTCTCCTCTCTTGGGGTTAGTTGTTGGTGCTGCTGTCAAAGCGGACGACCTTCGCGAGTGGCTGCTCGGTGCCATCCATTCGCTGCTGGCCGGGGATCTGCTCGGTGCGCTCGGTGGCGACCACGGAGCCGTCGCCGTTGAACTGGAGGGTGACGGTCTTCGAGAGCGGCTTGAAGGGCGCGGGCTTTCCAATCACCGACACGTCGAAGTCGGCGCTGTCGCGGCGTTCATTGGGCTTGACCGTGATCTTGATGTTGATTTCCCGCTTTGCCTTGGGGTCGGTGTTGGGGTCCTGGACGTTCTGCCAGATTTTATCCATCTCGACGTTGAACCGCTCCTCCACGCCTCCGTCCATCAGCTCTGAAAGGGATTTGATGGGGCGCTGTACTGCCATTTGTGTTTCACCTCCTCTCTGCGTGGGCCGGCGCGGTGTGGGTGGCCGCGCCGGCCATGTGCCTCGGGTTAATGCTCCTCAAAGGGCAGCGGCGGTTCGTCGGTCGGGGGCGCGTCAAGCTCCGGCGGCGCGTCGTCGTTCGCGGGCGGCTCGAGCTGCCCTGCCGGGGCTTCGTCCGCGGGCAAGCCAAAGCTCTGAATCATCCGCATGACTTCGTCGAAGCGGGCGGCGGGGACGTCTGCAAACTTGGCGATGCCCATCTTCTTCAGCTCCTGGCTGACCTTGCCCTGGTAGCCGGTGGCCTTGGCCGCCTCCATCAGCTTCTTCACCTGATCCTTGCTGACGACGGTGTTCTGGTTCTCCGAGGCCAGCCTCGGGAAATACTCGCCGAGCGGGACGGTGTTGTCCTCGATGCTGTTCTTCATTTCCTTGAGCTTCAGCATCGTGTCGGCGGTCCAGTTCTCGGCCTTCGCGTTGAGGCAATCCTCGAGGTCTTCCTGCGTGACGCCCATCTTCGCGTAAATTCGCAGCATCTGGCCGATCAGCTTCGAGCGGCTCTCGGGGTTCTTCATCATCTCGATGATGCCGCTGCTGGCCGTCTTCCTGCAAGCTGCCACGGCTGCGTCGGTGACGTCGCCGGGGATCATCTGCAGGATACAGGCGCGGATTCGCCTGGCGCTCATGTTCGCCTCCAGCTCGTAGATGTCGCGGTCCTCGGTGATGGCGTAGCCTCCGCTCTTAGTGGTGCGCCAGTGCTTGACCTCAAACTGCCGGTCGATCAGGAGGTTCGTCTCCAAGTCCCAGGCGTAGGCGCGGATGATCGAGCTGCCCGCTCTCTCGAGGCTCTTGCCCTGGCTGGGGCGACGCTCCAGCACCTCGTATCCGAAGGTCATGTTACCGAAGTTGCGGGCCATGACCTCTGCAAGCCGAATGCTGGGGCCGCTGACCGTTTCCTTCCCTCGGGGGAAGCTGTAGACGGCGTGTTCCGCAAGGGTCGGGCGCTTGCACTCCTCCAGGATGCGGCTCATGGCGTAGGCGGGGTCGCGGGGGAATTGCTTCGCCATGATGACCTGCGCCTTGACCGCTGCGATCGCCCGTGCTTCGCTGTTGGCCGCCAGGGCGTTTCCGCTCTCGTGGCGCTGCTGGTCGGGCATCATGTCCGTCGGGGCTTTCGATACGGCGTAGGGGTTGGCGATGATCATGTCATCGTTGTTGTAGCTCTCCATGTTGTCTCTCCTCTCTGTGTGTTTCGAGCTTGGTTGTGCCTTTGGGTTATTGCATCAGCCCAGCGGCAGTTGTCGGGGCTGTAGCCCTTGTCGTTGTCGATGCGATCAATGGAGAGCGTGTCGTTGTACCCGCTCGCCATCGCCCAATCTCGGAAGGCCGCGAAGTCCTCCCGCCACTCTGGGCAGACCTTGATGCCACGGCCTCCGTAGCGGTCGAACCGTTTATTGTTTGGGTTCTCGCATCGTTGCTTCATTGCGACCCAAATCCAGTACAGCTTGTGGTGATTGTTGTCGATAAACTCACCGTGTTTCATGTGGCTTGTTCTGGCTACGGCGCTCCTAATGCATCCGCACGAGGTCGTTCGTCCGCTTGTAACATCACCGACTCGTTTAATGCACTCTTGTCCGCAGTCGCATCTGAAAAGCCAGAACTTGTTTTTGTGGCTTCCGTTTCTTTCAAAGCGGATTGCTGTCAGCTTTCCGTACCGATCTCCGGGGTTCATTAGTACGGCCTCGCTGATATCTGCGAATCGAGGTAGAACTCAATTCCGGGAATCACCGCGCTGCCCTTCGTCATCTTGGCGATGTTGTTCAGCGCGGCCATGTTGATGGTGCGGATTTCCAGCCCGTTGAAGTAGGCCGGAACCGTGGCGGCGTCGGTCACCCGGGCTTTCCAGCTCTTGCGCACTGAGGTTCCCGCGGCGCTGGGCGTGTCCATCTGTGCGGTGGCGGGCATGTCGTTGACCATCTCAGCCATCGCCATGCCGATGGCCTCGCCCTGCGCGTCACCGGCGGCTCCCGCCTCCGCTGCCTGGTTGATCAGCCGGTCCACTTCCTGCTGCTGCTGGCGGCGGGCGGCTTCTTCCTGCTCCCGCCGGGCCTTTTCGACGGCGGCCTGGTAGTTGAGCATCGTGCCCTTGATGATCTTCTCCGCTTCCTTCAAGGGGGCGAGCATCTGCTTCTCCCGGTCCACCACGGCCTTGTGGGCGGCGTGGGCCGCGTCCTTGGGTCCCTTCCAGTAGTCTTGGATCTGCTTCGTGCGGGTCTTGATGCCGACGAGGTATTTCCCCGCCTTTTCGTAGTCGTCCTGGCTGCTGATCGTGAGTTCCTTCGCGGTCTTGACCGCCAGCTGGCCGCTCTGCTCCAGCTGCTGCTCGACGGTGGGGTTGGTGCCCTGCGTGATCTCCGTCGGGGTGAGGGCCTGTTCTTCCATGTGATTTCCTCCTGTGTTTTCTGTTGATCGCTATGGTGAGCGCCCCTGCAAGGGGCGCGATTCACGGATTGTGGATTTTGAAAAGCGGGCGGACGCCACTCGAGTGCGACGCGCTGTCGTGGTAGGCGCGGCCGGTGAGGTTGACAGTCGCCGCGCTGGTCGCCGAGTTGACGGAGCGGTTCTGGAGCCAGTACCATTCAATCGGTCCGTTGTGGCCTTGAAATGCGATCCTGTTCCTCCGCAGCTTCATGGCTTCGAATTGCTCGACGCTCTCTGGCTCCTTCTCGCCCCAGGGGTTCTCGCCGAATATCTCCCGTTCAGTCGGGATCCGCAGCAGGTCGCCGTTCTCGAATGGAACCATGCGCTCCTTCAGCTCCTCGGGGAAGCGGTCGAGGATTTCTCCGTTGAGCTTGGTTCGGAGGCTGCTGTTCTCGTAGCCGGTGTACTTACCGTAGCTGTCAATCAGCGGGTATTCCTTGCGCAAGCAATCCACGGTGATGAAGACCGTGTCGTTCCCTTCCTGCCTGACCGCCAGGGCTTCGACCGTCTCGCCGTCGGTCAGGGTGAAGGCGATGGTGTCGTCGATCTTGAAGGCTCCGGGTTCGAGAACCTTCGTCGTTCTCATGTGCTTCATGGGGTTTTCCTCCTCTTGTTTGTGTTCTGAACCGCCATGCTTACCCAGCGGCAGTTGTCGGGGCTGTAGCCCTTGTCGTTGTCGATGCGGTCGATGGTGCATTGTCCTCTCGGGGCGTTTTCGTCGTAGCCGTTGGCCATCGCCCAATCGTGAAATGCTTTGAAGCTCTCCCGCCACTCGGGGCAGACCTTGATGCCGCGGCCTCCGTAGTTTTTGTAGGAGTTGGAGTTGGGGTCCTCTGTTCTCCTGACCATGTCGCTCCATACTCCGTACAGCCGGGTGCCAAAGTATCCGTGTCGGTATGCTTGCTTTCTTAAGCTCTCTCTTGCCACCTCTTTTCGTAGGCATCCGCATGATCTTGGCTTGCCTTTATTGAGGCGGTTCGTGTTTACGGTTACTGTGCGCCCGCAGTCGCATCGGCACTCCCACAATCTGTAGTTGTATTTATCGCTTCCAACATCACGAATTGCAGTCAGTCTCCCGATGCGTCTGCCTGTCAGGTCGATCCTCGGTGGTCCTGGCATTCATGCCCTCCTCTCTGCGGCCATCGCGTTGTAAATCGCCATGGAGTGGAGGAAGGTCTTGTAGCCGTCGTCCACTCTCTCGAATCTGTACTTACCTGTGTTGAGCAGCTGCAGCCCGTAGCGGTTGCGGACCGGGACGCCGTGGCTCTTGAGTGCCTCCGCGTAGGCTCCGATCTGCGTGGCCAGCATTACGCTGTGAAAGGCCGCGGTGCATTTCAAATCGACCACGTCCACTCCGCTGTCGTCGTCCGGGTCAATGTAGCCGATCAGGTCAATCGTCCCGGCGTAGCGCATGGTCTTGTGGTAGCATCGGTACTCGCTGGCCAGCCAGGTGGGGTTGAAGTCCCTTTGGAAATCGAGGAAGGCGTGGACATAGGGTTCCGTGTCGTCGTCTGTCTCCTCGATGCCGTAGAGGACGTAGTTGCTGACCTGCTCATGCACTCGGGTGCCGCGGTCGGCTGCCGTGTTGAGTGTGTTGTCTGGAACCGTGGCGTAAAGGATCAGGCTCATCGGCTCCATGATCTGCGTTACGCTGGGCAGCTTGAAACCGCCCAGCGTGTATATGTGCCGCTCCTCCTCGAAGTCGACCTTTATCTCGGGAAGCTGAATCATAAAACGTCCCTCCAATAACCGCGCTCCTCGGCGCGGCGCTCCTCGGCGTTGGCCTTTTCGATGACCGCTTCCAGCTCCCGCTTTTCCGCTTTCGCGGTGTCGATCATGTCGCGGATGACGCACAAACCCTCGGCGGTCCGCGTCTTCGACTTGTCCAGCAGATCCGCAATCTCGCCGAGGTGGTACAGCACGTCGTCGATGGTGCTGATGTCGTTCTCCGCTCTCTCCGCGGCCTGGAAGATTCCGCTCATGTCGGCCTCCTATTCTTCGCGGCTCGCTTCTTCGAGGCCGTCCTTCAATACGTCGAGGAACTCGCCGAGCGCCCTTGCCAGCATCCTGCCGTACTCGTTCGCGTCGGTCGGGGGTTCGTTCTTGTCCTCATCCTTCTGCCGGGTGTCGATGACCTCCATCCTCTGCCGGGTGATCCGGCTGCAACCCGTCTCGAGGCGCTTCGCGCCGATCCTGTCGGCGGTGCGCATGTCGGTGTCGAGCAGGTGGCGCAGGGCTGCCGCGATCGCGACCGCGTTGGGGTCCACCATCAGCTCGCCGATGCCGCTCATGTGGACGCTGATCTCCTCGCCCTTCTTCACGACCACCAGGGCCGCGTCCGCCTTGTCGCCGACCCTGTCGACGACCCTGTTGAAAAAATCAGGAATGTTGCCTTGCTTCATGTGTGATGTCCTCCTTGTGGTTTTATTGCTCAAGCGGTGGCGGCGGGTGCTGCCGGGCGGGTGCTGTCCTTTTTCACCCTCTCGCCTCCGTTGATCTCTCTGAGTAGGTCCATGATGTCCTTCTTGCGCTGTGTGGGGTCTTCGCCGTCCATCTCGCAAAGGTAGCGGACGAAGTTGTTAATGCCCACCAGCTGGCCGCGGCTGGTCTTCCCGCTTTTCACGGTCTGGCCTCGTATCTGAAATACGGCCATCATATCCTGCGCGGATCGTCTGCAAATTCCCGTCACGGCGGAAATATCCGCGGTTGAGAGAAATAGCTTCGGAGCGGGCATTGGGGGTTCACTTCCCTTCCTTGAGTTTCAGCATCGTCTGAAAGTCCCGCAGGGTGGCGCGGTATTTCTCCCGCCACCATTCTGCGTAGCTGCTGTATCCGAGGGCCGCCATGGCTGCCTCCAGCATTTGCTTTTCTTCTTCCTTCGCCCAGCAGCGAAGTTCCACCATCCCTTCCTTGCCTCTCCCGCGGTTGGTGTCGCCCTTCCTGCCGGGGGCGCTCTCCTCGGGTGCCGGGTCGTCTATGTCCGGGAATGGGTAGGCGGCCAGCGTGAGGTTGAGGTCGGGGGCGTTGTAAATCTCCGTCGGCGCTTTGCCGAGGGCTTCGCTCATGGCTGCCATCGTCTGCACGTTCGGAAGGACGCGCCCTTGCTCGATGAAGCTCATGGCGACGGGGTTTATGTCGTCGGGAAGATGCGCGATCAGCTCGCGCTGGGAAATCTTCAGCTCTTGCCGAATCGCGGCGATGTTGTTATTCGTCATCGGGGTCAGCCCCAATCCCCAGCCGGTCGAGCGCTCCGTTCTCGATGTCCTCCACGCTGTTGATGCCCATCGCCATCAGCTGCTCTCCTCGGTTCTCCATCCAGCGCAGCTGGTAGCAATACTGGCGGCGGCGGTACTTGTACCGCTGCTCCGCCTGGGCGAGCTTCACGGCTTCGCTGTTTCTCAGCCGTTCGATCTCCCGCTCGATATCCTGATCGGTCAGCAGGTCGGCTTGCTTCTTCCCTTTGTTCAGTCTCTTTGCCATGGGTTAATCCTCCTCTGCTTCGGTCGGTTCGGCTTCTTCTCTCGTGAAGTAATCCTTCGGAAGATTCAGAAGCTTGATCAGCTTCTTCTGGTGCTTGGGCGGCGGGGTCGTCAATCCGCGCTCCCAGCTGCTGTAGGTGGTTTGCGGGACTCGGAGCTTCCTGCTGATGTCGGTCTGCGTCAGCTGTCTGCCGTCGACGACCGTCATGAGGCGGCGCGTCCGCATCTCGTCCCTCGGGGGTCTGTATGCGATCAAGGTATCACCTCTTTCTCTATGGGTGAAAAGCAGCCCCGGCCCGGTGTGGTACCGGGGCTGCTGTATGTGTGTTGTGTTCTTTTTCCCTCTGGTGGCTTCCGGTGTCTCCCGCCCTACTCATTTTCCGTCCCTTCTCGCTGAGTATCTCCCGCGCCTCTGTCGTCTCGACGGTGGCGCGGCGTTGGCTTACAATGCAATCCGCGGCGGTTTTCCTCGTTTGGGATTTCCTTCTGCCTGTGCAGTTTTCAAGGTGCAAAAACGTTGAAAAAATCCGGGGTATATGGTAGAATGTGCTTGTATGTTGTTGTTAATAATATTATATCTCCAAATAGGGAGATTGTCAATAAAATTTCACCCAATCGGGAGATTTTACATGGAGGTCACAATATGTACGAATCTCAGTTTATAGCCGAGCGTATTCGGGGTCGCGCTAAATCCGTCGGGGTGACTCAGAAAGCCTTGCTCGAATCGGCGGGTCTTGGTAGAAATACGATGGCACATTTGGATGGCGGTAAGGCCATGGCCTCTGATTCCCTTGGGCGTGTTGCTGATTTCCTCGATTGTTCCGTCGACTTCCTGCTGGGCCGCACGGAGGTCGTCGCCGTCGGTGCCATGCCTGACGGGGCTGTCGTGTTGTCCGATGATGAGTTGGTGCTGCTGGATCGCTATCGGTCATTGACTGGCGGCGGGAAGGAGATCGTGCGGTCCCGTGCCCTGGAGCAGCTCCAGATCGAAAATTTGAGCCGGGGAAATGGCGAAAGCGCAGCAAGTGCCGGTTGATTATTTGCGTCTAATGAAAAGAACGAGGAGGTAATTTTCTATGAAAAAGCGTTTTCTTGCTGGGCTGATGGCTTGGGCTTTATTTCTGAGTGCTGCTGCGTCTGCTGATTACGAGGTCAATGTGCCAACGTCAAAATGGGCAACAAAAGACTATTTCGGCGAAGCTGGCAACGAGGAGCCTCTCGAAAGCGTGAAAGGGGAAATTGAAGATTTGCTTTCTCGCGGGTTGTCCTCCTCGGGTACGTCTGCTCCCGATGAAACGTCAGCGCCCGGGGTGCCCTCAGCCGCCGAGATCGATTTGTCAGGGTTGAGCTTTGAGGAATTGGTCGCTCTGCGGGAGCAGGTGGATCTTGCCATATGGAATTGCGAGGAATGGCAAGAGGTCACGGTGCCACAGGGTGTGTATGAAGTTGGTGTCGATGTTCCTGCTGGGCATTGGGTGATCTCGCCTGTTGATGGCCGCTATAGCTCCATCAAGTGGGGGCGGGAGCTGGATCAAACTGGGACGCAGATCGAGGATAGCATGGACGGCCGGAGCTATTATGATTACGCTGTTATCTGTTCGCCCTCTCACAAATTCTATGATGCAGGGGAATACAGAACTTCTCTTGAAATAAACGCGGTAGAAGGGATGTATATTTCTATCGAGGACGGCGATGTTGTCTTTACTCCATACGCTGGTAAGCCGGCGCTGGGTTTCAAATGATGGAGGTGCTTCTTCGTGCGTACTATTTCCGTTGGTGAATATCTCCGTCGCCCTGGCGTCTACATCCAGGAGGCGGTCGCGGGGAATTATACGACGGTTCGCCTTGCAGACGGTCGGGCCGCTGTCGTGATCGACGAGCCGGAGTGGACCATGCTGCGCCAGGCGTTGGAACTCTGCCTCAAACACCCGGAATGGACGGAGCGCCTCAATGGATGATCTCGGTGAAAAGAGGAGAAAGCCTCGGGGGCTGCGTCCTGATGGGCGGGTGCAACTCTCCTATACTGACGGGAGGCGGCCCGACGGAAAGCCGAACCGGGTTTATTTCTTCGGTCGGAATCGGGAGGAAGCCAAGGCCAAGCGCCAGGAATATATCGACCACAAAAAGGCTGGCCTTTCCTGGGCGGATCGAAAGCTGACGGTCAACGAGTGGGTGGACCGCTGGATCGAGCTTTACAATGTGGACGCCGTGGATTATGCTCCGTATATTAAGCGGCTGCGCCACGACCTCGGGGGCATGGAGCTTCGCGGGGTTCGCGAGGGGCACCTGGTGGGTTCCCTGTCTGCTTATGCCGGGAAGTCGAAGTCCGGCGCGACGAAGTACCGCATGATTCTGAAGCAGGTATTCCATCGCGCTCTCCGTAACCACTTAATCCCGGATGATCCCGCTTGCGACCTGGAACTGCCGGAGGATCTGACGGAAGGCTCCCATCGTGCGCTCGAACGCTGGGAGGTCGAGCATATCGTCGCCCACTGGCGCGATTATCCTGCTGGGCGCTGGGCGATGCTCATGCTCTTTTGCGGATTGCGTCGTGGGGAAATGATCGCGCTGGATTGGTCCTGCGTCGATATGAAAGCGCGGACTCTCTCGGTGGAGGCTGCCGTGTCGTTCAAAAATCGGGAGCGTCGGGTGAAGGAAACGAAGACGGCGGCTGGGCTGCGCGTCCTGCCGATCAGCGGCCCGCTGTTCGATATGCTGAACGAGACGCCGGAGGCACAGCGTGTCGGGCCGGTCTGCCTCTCCGCCTCGGGGCGTCCCATCACGGACGACACGGCGAGGAAAAACTGGGCGGCTTATTGCTCTGCCATGACCTGGGTTTTAAACGGGTTTAATCCTCTGCAGGTCGGCTCAAAGGTGACGGTCGAGGATTTATCCGGGGCACGGGTTCCGCTGTCTGAAATCGAAAAGCGGAAGGCTGGCGGGGCGTGGCGTGTGTTCAGCTGCGAAATGCACGACTTGCGCCATACCTTCGCGACGATGCTCTTTGAATCTGGGATAGAGCCGAAGGACGCCCAGTATTATCTCGGGCATTCCGATCTGCGCATGACGCTGGAGCTATATACTCACCTCACGGCGGAGCGCAAAAAAAAGACCCTGTCAATGCTGACAGGGTTCCTGGACAAATGGCTGAGCGGGGAGTCTGCTTCCGCTCCATCGGTGCCCTCCGCTGCCTCCCAAGAGGACATAAAAAACAGGTGATTTTTGACGTGCGTGGTCATTTGCGTGGTCGCCCGCCAGAGAAGTATTATATTTATTCAACGTTATTAATCAATAATCTGTGTTTTGTTTGCGTTTATTCGTTCAGAAATGTATTTTATACAAAGTTTCTGGAATGAATGGGGTTCAAGAGGCCGGAGGTTCGAATCCTCTCACCCAGACCACCAAAAGGAAGCCCGTCGTTATGGTGAAAAGCCACAAACGACGGGCTTCTTCTTTGCTTTCTTTGTGGCTGCACTGCTGTGTTTTCCTTCTTTCATCGGCATATAGCGCATACAATGGCATATAAAAACCCGTCGTGCGTGG